CGAGCGATTTTATCACGGCTAGCTGGCTTAGCTTGTGGTACGTTCGGGGCTAATTCTCCACAGGAAATGAAGGTTAACAGCGTGAACATTGACTTCCTATGGAAACCTCACCTAAGACGTATTCCGCACGTATTCCGCAGGTATTCCGCCTCCACTTCCTATGGAACAACCTATGTTTCCTATGGAGATAATGGCTTAGAATGGCTTGCTGGCCGACGTTCAGCGGAGCGGGGGGGGTTTGGGGGGGGCCCCCTCAGACAGATTTTAAAAATAGGTAAAGTATATAAAGTGTGAACTACACCTAGTTAGATGGGTGGTAAACTGGTTCTAACAGCAGAGGATAAAGCATGGGCTCTCAAGATTAAAGAGCGTGATGGTTTCAAGTGTATAGTCTGTGGCTCCACTCAATACCTTAACTCTCATCACCTGTTTCCTAGAGAACGAAAAGATACAAAATACGATTTACTAAATGGTGTGTGTCTGTGTGTTAAACACCATATGTTTTCACGTGTAATATCCGCCCACAACAATCCTATAGAATTTTTTCTTTGGTTAATGGACAATAGACCAGAACAATGGGACTTTATTACTAGACGGAGCACTCAATGAAGTTTGACAAATGGCAGTCAGAAGTTTTGAAGGCAAAAGGTAACCTCTGCATCCGTTCTGGCCGTCAGACTGGTAAATCCACAATTATCGCCGAGTTAGTGGACGATTACGCTTGTAATAATAAAGAAAAGGTTGTTATGGTCATCGCCTCCACAGAAAGACAAGCATACCTCCTCTTTGAAAAGATTTACGAGAATATACGTAAAAAACACTTCTCTTTACTAAAAAAAGGTAAGAAATACCAAACAAAGTCCAAATTAGAATTAAAAAACAAAACTAGGATCCTTTGCCTCCCATGTGGACTGGATGCGCGAGGAATTAGAGGATATACTGTTGATTTACTAATTGCAGACGAGGCCGCCTTTATCCCTAGACCTGTTTTCGACGCCTTAACTCCTTCGATTTCTACAAGAATAAAAGAAGGCGCGCGGATCATACTCCTCTCAACCCCCTTCGGAAGAGAGAATTATTTCTTTGATTGTTTCGGAAATGATACCTTTACCAAATTCCACGTCTCCTCAGAAGAAAATATAAGACAAGATAAGGATTTTCTAGATGCAGAGAAAAAGAGGATGAGTAAGATATCCTACGCCCAAGAGTATCTAGGGGAGTTTGCAGATTCACAGATGCAGTTCTTCAAAGATTCCCTAATCAAAACGTGTCAAACGTTACAGCGCGCACACGTCCCAGCGATAGATAAGAATGGTAATTATTACTTAGGTTCGGACATTGCGCGGATGGGTGACGATTCCTCCACTTTCCAAATTTTCCAAGAGATTGACGGAGAAATATTTCATCGTGATAATATCCAAACAACGAAAACCAAACTTAACGAGACGTACGACTTTATCGTACACCTAGACAAGACCTATGACTTCCAAAAGATTTTCATAGACAACGAGGGAATAGGAGTTGGGGTTTATGATTTCCTAATGGGTAACGACCAAACGAAATTTAAAACCTTAGGCGTCCTTAATTCCCTAGAACTTCCACAAACAAACGGCAGGAAGAAATACCAAAAGGAAGAACTTTACACTTTATTCCTTTCATTAATGAGACAGGGTTTAATTCATTTACTAGACGATGAGAATTTATTCTTCTCCCTAAGGGCAATAATCTTCGACTACACCACTGACCAATTAGGAAGAAGTCATTTAAAAATAGGCGCAAGTAGGCATACTGACACAGATATACCAGAAGGATTGATTAGAGCGGCGTTGGCCATAAAATACAAAGATTTAAATCCCACGATATACTCCATAAAAGTATAATGGCAGACGCAGGAACCCTCGCAACGACAGCACAAGTACTCCTAGCAATAGGTGAGAACGCTAGTGCTACACAAATTTTAGAAGCTAATACTAATATCTGGATTCTTTATGCGGAGTCTGACATGGAAAAGGCATTTGGAGATAACATAAGTTTAGTAGCAAACTACGCAAGTATAACCGCAGCAATGAAACAATGGTTAGCTTTAGTAGCATCTAATAGAGCCGCATTTTATGCAATCAACCAAGACCAAAACAACTGGGCTTTATCAACGACTCAAAGTAAACTAAACATAGTCGATACTATTTGGACAGGCTTCTTAAAAGATATAAACGAGCCTAACAATTCCATAGTAGACGACATGGGGTTATAATGCCACTAGACCCAAAATTTAACAAATTCACAACAGCGTCACCAGTAGTAGCTACCTATGATTTTAAAGACCTAGCAAGTGGTACAGGTTACGAGAATTTATGGGGAGCAGAAACAGACGGCGGGGATTATGTATTAATAGCTAACCAATTTAAAGCCTCAGTTAGAAAGGGCGGTGTAAAAGCTGGAGTAGATGCAAGTCCAACAACTATAACTTATGAACTAACTCCTTTTAATACCCCAAGAACAATAAACGGAACTTTAAACATCCTTTACAATTTTAGATTTAATGTCTCTGGCGGAACCACTTCGGTAACAGTAAACATCTATAAGAATGCTGATATTATAAGCACAGGTACAATCTATAACCAAGGGGACTCTTCAGATGATTATAGATTTATGGACACAGTAGAATTAACAAGAACTAATTATGCCAAAGGTGACGTGTTAAAAATCTCGCTTGTTTTTACAGCAACGGACCAAGTAGGGTTAGTCTGGATGCACAACCCTGCAGGAGAGGCTAGAACATTTGAAGGAGTAACATTCCCAGAAACATATTTAAAATTTGAGGTACCTTTTGATATTATACTATAATGGCAAATAATGACTTAAACAAAGCAACAACAACGAACTTCACAGACAACGTCCCAGACTTTATCATGGACGCCATGGCACTAGATACAGAGGGGAGCGCAGAGACAACATACTACTTCCAAAACGCAACAAAAGACTTAGGTTATTATGCCAACGACCCCATAGTATTCTCCGCAGCAAACGGTTTGGCAACATGGGCTTTTAAGCAGGGTTGGACTTCGGAGAATCCAAAAACGATAAAAGAGTTTGAACATTTTAGTGGTAGAGGTAACGATACTTTCGCTCAAATAATGTGGAACCATGAGGTAATAAAATTAGTTGTTGGGGACGCCTTCGCTGAAATAGTAAGAAAAGATAATATTATAATAAACCTAATCCCTATCAGTCCGGAGAGAGTTGGTATTGTTTCAGAGAGTGGAAGGATTAAGAGTTATAAAGTTTACAACGGAAAGAAATGGAAAACAATAGCTATAAGGAATATGTATCATACTTCTAATAAAAGAATAGGCGACCAAATTCATGGTACTTCACAAATAACAGCAATAAGAAACTCAATCGACGCAAGACAAGAGGCAGAAGCCGACGAGAGAATCATCAAACATAGAGACAAAGCCATAGGAGTTGTTTATTATAAAACTAATAATGAGGGTAAGATTGCCTATGCTAACACCCAAATACAAAACGCTGTTAAGAATGGAGAGATGGTTGGACTTCCAGAAGACACAGCGAAAATAGAACAGTTTCCGGGTAAGTCTTCAGAGGACCGGCAGAACTGGATACAGTCAAGAGAGAACCACACATACGCATCTCTAGGAGTACCACGAAATATGATTACTGCCGACGGAACGTCAGAGGTAGGTGGTATTAATGGACACTTAGTGTTTGAGGTAACAGGCGGGGCAGAAGCCAGCGACGAGGAAGCAAGTATCTGGAATCAAATGGCAAGAAGAATTAAATTCAATAGACCTCCAAGTTTGGCACCAAACGCACAGGAAAACCAAGAAAAGAACACAGGACAAACTCAAATACAACCACAGGAGGCAACGCCTAGCGTTAATAGATAATGGTAATTCAAAATCCCTTAAACCTACCTCCCCCTGTCCCAGCAGAAGAAGTCTTTAAACCAAAGAAGACTCCAAAACAAAAGTGTGAGGAGAAGGGTGGGACGTGGGACGAGGCAACACAGACATGTAAAATGCCAACATCAGAGAAACCAACAGGAGTAGTAACTTCTAAAAACACATCCCCAGAGGAATATGAAGCATACAGAATAAGTCAAGGATTTACTCCAACAGATACTTCTAAATTTGGACCATTAAGAGATACAGAGACAGGGAGGCTTAGTGGTTTTGAAAGAGAGGGCAAAGCATTCGTAGGAGCTAACTCAGAACAAACAAGAGATGTTTTAGAGGCTGAGGCAAATAGACAAGAGTTAGTAGTTGGAGGACAAGCAGAAACAGTTTTAGGAAATAGAGAACAACAACAAGCAGGACTAGAAGCAGCCGCAGGAGTAAGCCAGACACCACTAGACCCAACATCCGCTACAGAACAGATTAATCTTAATTATGTAAACGCAGCTTTATCAGCAATACCGGGAATATTGCCGGATTTAGTCTCTGGGGCTTTTTATGGTGCGGGTGTTGGTGCGGGTGTTGGTGCAATCGGAGGTGCAGTCGGAGGACCAGGGGGTTCAGCTGCGGGAGCAACGGCGGGAGCAAGTGTTTGGGCAATAAGAGGAGCTGTTTTAGGAGCAGTTAAGGGTTTTTATAGTGGATTTATTAGCGATTTAGAGAGCCAAAGAGGAGCGGCTGTTGAGGCACCAATAAGAACACTAACAGAAACAAAACCATTATTATCAGATATTATAAATGCCCAAAATGCAAACCCAGAAGATAGGGATAAACATAAAGAACAATGGAACATACAGAAACAGCTTATACTGGACGACTACGACAACCTAAAAGAATTAACAGACAGTAGTGTTTCAAGTTTTTTAGGAGAGAATGGTATAAATCAATTGAAAGAGTTTGAGGTTTATTATGCAGGAGAGGCGCAACAGTTAGAGTTTGAGTTCGCCGACGCTCTAGCAAACCCAGACCCTACAAAGATAAGAGCAACCTCAAAAGATATTGAAGCTATGAGATTAAGAATAACAGGAAGTTTATCATAATGGATATTAATATAGATAAAAATATATGGGTAGTAATTATTATTAGTTTTCTTCTATGGTGGTTAATATAATGGAAACGGCGATTGATTTAATAGGTACTTTGGGATTTCCTATATTCGTCTGTTTATGGTTTATGTTGAGGACAGAGAAAGTTATTAATAATAATACAGCAGTGATAAAAGAGGTGTTACGAAAACTTTAAATAGTGTGATACACACTTAAACACATGACAAATGAAGATAATAATAAAACTGAACAAAAGGGAGAAGAGGATAATAAACCTCTTTCTATTGTTGATGAGGCCAAAGCGATCAGGGATGAAATCGTCAAAGCCAAAGAAGAACTCAAAACGGAGAACGACAGGCACGAGAAGAACAAAGCGGAAGACATGTTAGGCGGTACTTCTGGCGGTCATGTTGAGGCAAAAGAACCCGAAGAAATTTCTGATGTTGATTACGCGAACAAAGTAATGGAAGGAGAGATTGGCGATGACAAACAATGATGAAATAGTTAGAGTTTTAAAAATTCTTATTAAGGATGGAATGGATTATGGTTATACTTTGAACCCAAGAACACTAGATATTAATTTATTCAATGGGGAGATTAAAGATGAAAAACAATAAAACTCCAGAAGAAGAAATGGATCTAGTAATTTATAATGACGATCAAAGATGGTGGGTAAACATTGATGAGAATGCCACAGCGTCTATAAAACAATTAGAAGATTCAATAAAACTACAAAAAGAGATACAAATCCTCGCACTTTCTAAGATTGACGAATTATCGGATTAAACGGAACATTTAAATAGTTATTCGGTTAAGCGAATATATGGCAGATGAAGCAGTTATGAGAGTTCGGTTTTCCGACCCAGTAGATTTTACATGTGCAGATGGTACAGCAATTCCTAAAGGTACTTTATTGAAATTAGATGATGCTAGGTTGGCTGTTATTGCAGGTGCTAATGATAATGTTTGTGGTGTATGCGCTAGGGATAAAATTGCCTCAGATGGACGAACACAGGTAGCAGTATTTATGGATGGTATTTTTGACTTTACAGCAACAGGGGCAGGTATTGACGTAGGTACGGCCTTTGCAGCAGGCGCAGCAAACGAAGTAAAGGCAGCAGTAGCAACTGATGTAGGAATGAAGACTGTTGGTTTAGCACTAGAAACAGCATCAGCTAATGAGGTTTTCCAAGGTTTACTAAGACCTGGATGTAATAACACGGCATACGTATAAAATGGTAACTGTAGAAACTAACACAATAAGAGGACTGGACATCGATAAGATGATTAAAGGTTTTGCCTTGACAAATTATATTTTTAAGGGAATGGTAAACAATTCTACTACTTCTGGAGATTCTGTTAGATGGTATCAAGAGACTGCAGCAGACTTAACTTTAACATCTCCATCTTTTTTAGAGACTTCTCCTTTGTCTCAATTTGAACAGGCAGAAGTAGACTGGACTAGAAACACAGCCTACCCAAAGAAGTATGCTATTGAAGGTACTATCTCTAGGGAAGATATTAAGTCAGCAGACATCGACGTATTGGCACGTACTATTCTACGATTAACTAGGGCAGTGGTTAAGAAAGTAGACTCTGTTATTTATAATGTAATGAGTGAAGACCAAACTCCTGCTACTATTGGAACTGCAGCGGCTACTGGTACAGGTTGGGATGATTTGACCAATGGAAATCCTATACTAGATATTATGGCAGGACTACAGGCAATCGCAGAGAATGATTATGATACGTCTGGTTGTATTGTTGCTATGGATCCGAAAAATTATAAAGATTTATTGAATTATGTGATTACTGTTAAAGGTTCTTCTATTCCTGCCTTCGCAAGTTCTACAGTACAGACTGGTGTAGTAGGTACTCTTGTAGGTTGTAAATTGGTTGTTTCTAATAATGTTGTAGCTGATTCTGTATGGATGGGACTTCCTAAGACTGCGGTAACATGGAAATCTTTTGAAGGTTTACACTCCGAGACAGAGAACATCATGGGTAAAGGAACTAAAATTGCGGTATGGGAAAACGGTGTCGCTATTCTAACAGACCCTAAGGCAGCGTATCTTATTACTGATACAAATACATAATGGGAAGAAATGTTATCGACTCTCCTACTTCTAAATTTACTGTTACTAATTGGACTGAAGACTTAACTTTATCTGGTACTGAATCAACAGCGGCAAATATTGCAGCTACACTGGCAACAGTTATTAAAGAACTACAAGACCAGGGTATACTAAACGGGAGCACATCAGCATAATGACAAAAGAAAATTCTAGGAGATTGTACGACCATTACGTAGAGATTGGTTATGACAAGGCGGCGGAAGATTTATTAAGAAAGTACCCCATGTTTAAAGATGACAAACCTAAAGCCGAACCAAAGGAAGTTCAAGGCGGAGATGATAAAGGGACAGCTGATAGTAAAAGCAATCCCCGAAAGAAAAAGTAACGGAGATTTGATTATGCACGTACCTTCTTTATCATTAATAAAACAATTACAAGGAGAATATAAAGAATAATGGCAAGTGGAATATACAACAGATGGAAAGCAAACCTCATGAATAAAGAGGTAGACCTAGAAGGAGATACAATTTACGTTTCATTATACGACAATTCACATTCATTCACAGCGACGGACACAACCTATACAACTACAAACGAACTGGCTACGGCCGGCAACTATACACAGGGAGGCTCCGCTTTGGCAGGTAAGGCAGTAACAGAGGCGGCAACAACTAAGTGGGATGGTACAGATATTGCATGGGCTAATGGTACATTCACAGCATATCACGCAGTCCTATGGGATTCTACAGCAGCCAATTCTTTAATATGTTCTATCGACTTTGGAGGAGCGCAAACGGTAGCGGCCGCAACCTTTACTATTCAGTGGGACGCAGCCGGTATTATTACGTTAGCTTAAATGGCTTTAACAACAACAAACCTAGTATCTTATTGGAAGTTAGATGATAATGAAGCGAACACAGATATACTAGACGCCCACTCTACTTATGACGGAACACTAGGGGCAGATACAAACACAAAAGATGAAACTGGTAAAATAGGAACGGCTTTAAATTTTTCTTCTGTTCATGCAAATATGGGAGCTAGTGACGGATTAGCTAGTAGTGACTTTTCAATCTCTTTCTGGGTAAATATTTCTTCTGTTTCTGGCTCTAATAGATATTATCTAACACAGGGTAATTCTACTACTACGGATAAGATAATGCACTGTGTTATTGATTCTGATGGATATCCATATTTGGGATTTTATGATGATGATGTTTCCACGACAACAACCAAAGTTAGTACAGGATGGAATCATTTACTTTATACTCACGACACCTCAACAAAGCTAAGTTCTTTTTATTTAAATGGTGCGGCTGCTGGAAGTGGAACACATAGTAATGCATTTACAGGAACTTCTAATACATATTTGGGAGGATTTTATAGTGGTTGGGGTGGTGCTGGGATACTAGATGAAGTAGCTATATGGAAAGGAGAGATTTTATCTTTAGCCGAAGCACAAGACCTTTATAATTCAGGAGATGGTTTGGCTTATCCTTTTGTAACTGATGTAACTAAAGTAGTATCTGCCTTAACATTATCAACAACAGACGAATACCCAACACTTATCACAACAGTACCCGGAGGCTCACTCTCCTTAACAGCATCCTTAATAGCTCCTATGCCTATCGCACCCTTACCATCCCCTAACACAGTAGGGACTACTTTAATTAATAAAAATTATCCTAACGTTGAGGGATTGATTGCAGGGACTACAAAACAAACAGGCAACCCAAACCTCGTCGCTATTGAAGGGGATAGGTCATGGTAGAGAAGTGGAAACAGTTTGTACCTAAGAAGACAGCGATACTTCAAACAAATCCCACACAAAATTTTAATATTCCTAATCACCAGGAAGTGCAATTAATGGAGTGAGTAGTATGTTGATTTGTTCTTTAACAAGAGAAGGCACCGACGCTGATGACACATTATTACAGGATGTTTATTGTGCAGAAGTTGATTTCCATTATCAGATTAATACTATTGGTTCAAGAACAAGAACGATGAAATAGATACATTTATATACTTCTTATGTGTGAGTAACACATGTTAAACATAACTATAACGCTTAAAGAAATAGAAGAGCTTGTTAATGCAAAAAATGAAGGCACTAAGAGTGCGGATATTGATGTTTTGGCACGAACTATTCTACGATTAACTAGGGCAGTAGTGAGAATAAAGTTCTTAAGGAAATAATTAAAACCATGACAAATAATAAATCATAATGATAGACACAACAAACGGAATTGACATACGAACTTTAACAATGATGACGATTGGAGAGATCCGAGAACATCATAATAAATTTAAAGTGTTGAAAGGAGGTTTAGAAAATGGAAAAAATAACAATAAATGAAATCAACGAGAAACCATCGGGTTTGGTGATTATCAAATACAACGACAATAAGGAATGCACTATGAATACAAAATGGCAGTCTCAAGAAGTGAATTTTTTGAAGGCAGATGTAGGAATAGGAGGAACTTGTGAAGCTCTAATTGTTCAGAAAGGCGAGTACATTAATCTTACGAAGATTAATATGGATGCTAACTTTACTAAAGGCAACGCGCAACCTGTTCAAGAGAGACCAGCTGATACTACGCAGGAAGTTAAAGGAACACCTAATCCACAGAGAGTTGGCTTATATATTAAGTTGGCTGTTGAGATGTTAATTGCTGCACCTGTTGAAGGTAATACTATCGAACAATGTTTATGCGAAAACATTCAAGAGATTAAGAAGCTAGAAGAATTTACTATTGGGCTACTTAGTCAATGAATGACATCGAAACAACAGCGAACACAGGCTTTAAAGTTCAAAAACTACCTACGGGACCACTCGAGCAGAACAGAATCATCAAAGAAATACAAGACGATAAAATGTTCAGAAACAGTTTGCTCGGAAACAGATACTACTTTAACTGATGAGACAGGAAGAGAGAGAATACGTAGTAAAACAGTTAAGGGAGATTAAGGAAACAGCTGACCAACTCGAAATGTACATAAGAGGAACAAAATCAGATTAACTATATGATTAAAACTAATCATACCTTTTTTAATTAAAGCGCCACTTAGGCGTTTCATACTCATGGGGAAAAGCCGAATCGTACGTCGGAACTAGCCCCATGTTCATACTCATGGCTGCATTTGCCAGAGAGCAGACGGAGCTGGACAAAGGTTAAGGGTAATAGCTTAATTGATGTGGAGTCCTACAGGTTCGAATCCTGCCGTCCGCTTTGGGGGTTGTTCCCTTAGATTACGCGTAAAAGACTGGACACCGGGAAAGACTGGGATGTGGGTTCAAGTTTAGTCACGAGCGCCCACATTTTATAATCACAATGGAATACACAAAAGAAGAAATAAGAAAGGCAATATCAGACAGGTTTTTATATAGAAGCTTCTCTGAGAAATCTAAAGAATTGCTAGAGGAGGTATTTGTAGTAATTAATAATATTTTATAATCATGGAAGTTGGTAATATAAAGAGGATGAAGAGTGACAAAGAGTGTTTACCTTGGTATTGTGTAGAGTGTGGTAAAGAGTTTATGAATTCTATGGAATTATATCAACATCAACAAGAGACAGGACATAAATGAGAACTGAATTAGAAGAATGGTGTAGGTTGTTGGATGTTTATGAAAGTGTGTCTGATGCTGATAGGTATTTAGATCGATTTAAGAATAACCAAAGACGCTCTCTATTGTCATTTTTGCCAAAATCATACTCTTTTCCTTTGAATCCTTTATCTTCTCCCATCTATCATAAGACCAGACATCCTCTTTATCAATAACTATACTTTCATCGCTTACAAGCTCTCTTAAGAGCTCCTGTGCTGACTGTCTACGCGTACCCCACGATTTCGAACATTCAATAATAAGGATCTCTTTAATTGCTGGTAATTTGGCTTTAGAACAGGCCAAAACAGATCGCCTAATCGTTTCTAGTTTAATATCACGAGTTGCTGCCTCTTTACTCATCTTTTTTATACACACCCAATTTTATCAATAAATCAATCTGTTCTTTTAGATCCTTCGCGGTCTCAAAATGTAGTTTGAACCTATTACCAACAACTCCAAATTCATAAGTATTGGGTCTGTCCTTATACGTAATTGTACTTTCCATGTATATCTCACACATGAAGCCTTTATATATTTATGGGTTCTAAGAATTCATTCCCAATTCACACACACAAGCCACTTTCTCCTGCCTACTAATATAGCTAGCTAGCTAATAAGCCCTTTATTAATATAGCTACGACTAGGACACTGGATTAAAAGAGGGCGTTTTCTTCGGAGTGGTTGTTATTCCTCTTGGGGATTGGTCGTATGTGTGTGAGCAAACATACTGTGTGCGAAACATCAGCTTCGGTACTCGCCTGATCCTTCTTAGGGGGGTTTCGAATTGAGACATTTGTACATTCTCAATAACGCGGTTTTCTCGTTGATATGGTTAAGGTTAAATGGGGTTACCATCGCACTCCTCATTGTCATACCAACACATATTGTCTTATGTTGAACTCCTAAATACACACTCATTAATAAAGGTATTGGGGTCCCGCTGTTAAAAAGTGCGTATAATCCACAAGCCCTCACTTACCACAATGTATTAAAGCCTTGCTATCCTTAAAATCGCCGAGCGATTTTATCACGGCTAGCTGGCTTAGCTTGTGGTACGTTCGGGGCTAATTCTCCACAGGAAATGAAGGTTAACAGCGTGAACATTGACTTCCTATGGAAACCTCACCTAAGACGTATTCCGGGGTATTCCAGTAGGTATTCCGCCTCCACTTCCTATGGAACAACCTATGTTTCCTATGGAGATAATGGCTTAGAATGGCTTGCTGGCCGACGTTCAGCGGAGCGGGGGGGGTTTGGGGG